TGGCTATTTGTACCATCATGGTATATTTGTAGATCCCCATCATCACCAAACCCAGCTTTGACATTATCTCCACCTTTATAACCAGTACTCGTTGTCTCGAACTTCTTACTGTTGTCGTAATAGAGTTCTACATTCCCATCAGTATGGAAATCAGCCATCTTTTCACCATTAGTTTGGTTTAGCTGGATAGCTCCTCCATTACTTCTAATTTTTAAAACTCCAGTACCAGAATCATCAATATATGAGTCCGTTCCATTGTGGTAGAGTTGTAGATCTGCACTTGCTCCGATCTTTACATAGGCATTATCAGCAGCAAGATCTACATGACTTGTAGTTGCTAAAGTACCATGAATTTGAGTACCCCAACTAGCTGTTTCAAGCTTCTTAGAGTTGTCGTAATAGAGTTCTACGGCTCCATCAGCCATGAATTTCGCACAATTTTCACCTGTATATTTTTGAATATAAGTAGCACTTCCTCGTAATGTTAAAGCTCCAGTACCAGAATCATCTATGTATGAGTCTGACCCATCATGGTAGATTTGTAGATCATCTCCAGCACCAAATATAGCTTTACCGTTATCAGCAAAAGTAAGGTTTCCAGTTACACCACAGCCTACTGAAGTTGTTTGAAATTTTTTAGAGTTGTCAAAATAGAGTTCTACGGCTCCATCACCTCTAGCTATGACACCATTTTCACCACCTTGTACTAATAAAACTACATTGTCAGCCGCTTCAATGTAAGCATCATCACCAGTAGTTTTAAGCCAAATATTACCAGTAGAGTTTTGTAGATATGAGTGGCTTCCATCATGGTAGATTTGTAGGTCAGATCCAGTACCAAGTTTTAACTTAACATCATCGTTATATAAGTTATCTCCAGTAAATGTATTACCAGTAACGGATGCAAAGCTACCCGCTGCTGTTACACCACCTTGCCAAGCACTTCCGTTATAAACCTTTAGTTCATTAGCAGATGTATTAAAGAATAAGTCTCCAGTATCTAAACTTGATGTTGGGTTATTAGCTCCTGTTCTATATCTAGCAGCAAAGTCATTAACAGTACCTAAATTAGAGGCTACTGAATTAACATTACTAATAGACCCAGCAACTGAAGTAACATTAGAATTACTACCAGCTACAGTATTGATATTTGTCGCATTACTAGCTACAGCATTAACATTACTAATAGCTCCAGCTACAGTATTAACATTAGAAATACTTCCAGCTACGGTTGACACTTCTGTTGCTATAGGTACTTGTCTATGGAATGAATAAGTATTTAATGTCGTAGTTGTTTCTACGATCATTCCAAAGTTAGCAGCATATGTTGTGCTATTAGCTAAACCATTAATGGTGACGGTTGAGTTACCGACAGTGCCATTAGCAATCGTAGCCACTCCTGATCCATTTGAGGTAAGGTTACTAGCGAGAGCCTTAATAGATACAAGAGTTCCAGCCCCATTATTAACGTCAGGGTTAGCGTTAGGAAAAGATGTTTCATTTGCTATTGGTACAAAACCACCTACATCATCAACAAGATCAATAATCCTGTCATTGATAGCAGCAGTTGTAGCTATTGTTGTATCGTTATCTGGAAAGGCATCACCATCTTTAATAGTGTCACCTGTACTTACATTAAAATATCTAGCATCAGAAGCAGAAGTAGTAAAAAATGTTGTATCATTTGCACTTGCCGCTGCCTGTTCACTAGCAGTTACTATAACTGCATCAGCTATCTTATCTGCTGTAACTGCATCGTCAGCTATCTTAGCTGTAGTAACATTAGCATTAGCTATTTTAGCTGTAGTAACAGCACTAGAGGCTATTTTAGATGTTGTTATATTTCCATCTTGTATATGATTATCTTTAATAGAAGCATCTACATAGTGCTCAGAATTAATTTGATCATCAGCTATTAAAGCACTTGTAATATTATCTGCTGCTATATCTCCAGTAACAATAGATCCAGCAGTAATAGCAGTAACACCTGAACTATTAATAGTGACATCACCACTAACAGTAGTTGCTGTAACAACATTACTACCATTACCTAATAATACTTTACCAGATGCAGCTCCAGCTAGTTTGGTATGAGCTATAGCTGCTCCAGTATTTATATCTGCATCAACGATTGAATCATTAACAATTTTACTTGAATTAACAGAATTACTAGATAAGTGAGCAAGATCGATAGAACCATCTACATACTGTTCTGAGTTAATAGCATCAGCTGCCATTTTAGCATTAGTTATTGCATCATCACTTATTTCTGCTGTTCCTATAGAATTTGCAGCTAAGTTTGTAGTACCAGTAACTGTTAATGATCCAGCAACTGTTAATGCATCGTCAACCGCTACAGTACCAGTAGCTGAGTCTAAAGTTAAATTACCGCTACTTGTACTAACTTCTGAAGCTCCATCAAGACCAACTCTTATATTCTTAACTAGTGCTCCACCAGGAACTGTTTGTTGTCCTGTATAGTTAGAAGTACCAGTTACATCAAATGTACCTGAAACCTCAAGGTTTCCACCAATACTTGTATTACCATCTACGTTTAATGTGCTATCAATATCTGCAGCTCCAGTTACATCAAGTGTCCCTGGTATGTCTATGCTATTTGTCCACTCTACACCAGTACCTGCAGAGTCTGTTTGTAATATTTGTCTAGCTGATCCACTATTAATCTTAGCTGTAGTAACGGCACTTGGAGCTAATTGAGCAGTATCAATAGCTTCATTAGCTATACTTTCTCTTTGTATTACTTGATCCTGTAATTCGTGAATACCAAATAAAGCTTGTTCTATATTGGCATTTAGATCACCAGCACGGATAGAAGATCCAGCTGCAAATACAGCTTTAGGGTCTTCATCACCTGATGCTTTACCAACCGTTGTTTCTCTATAAACCTTAACAGTAACTCCACTTTTAGGAGAACCGTCTGATTCCTGAACTGTACTATCAACATTAGTATTATTGAAAGTTATGTTAGCAGGTGAAAGTGATGCTGTGTATTTAGTTGTTGCTTGGGTTACTCCATTAAGAGCAACCTTTATATCTTCAGTTTGTAAAACGGGGAAATCATAAGTAAATACTTTATTAGAGCCATTTACACTTCCACCGTTATCCTTATAGGTTGCTGGCATTTGTTCATTTTATTATATGGGTGGGTGGTTTTATCTGGTTGGTAATATGTATTCAGGATATGCTTGATCCTTTAATTCATCTATGTTACCTGCTTTTTGATTATAATCAGAATTGATCTTCTCATATTCACGTTCTCTAATACCAGCTCTCATTTCATCAGGTAAGTTATCCTCTGCTACTCGCTTACTTTGAGCATAAGCTTGTTGTAACCTAGAATAAATATTAGCATACTTTGCAGTATCTAATACTTCAGATGAAACTAAACCTTGTCTTTGAGCACGTATAATATTAGTAAAACCTTTAATTCCGTTATATTCTAATCTATTAGCATCTCTCATTATTTCACGTATCTTCTGTTGATAGATACCCATCTCACCTATCTTACTATTGATAGCTGCTATTTCATGGTTCTCTAAGACAACACCTCTTTGACTCATATTCATAGTAGGTGAACTATTGAATTCAATGTCAATAAGGAACTGACGTTCTTTAGAAGGCTTATCATGGACCTTGATTGGACCCATGTTAAATAAACGTATAAAGAAGTTTTCTTGATAACCAACAGGTTTACCATCAATAGGATCTACTAAAGGAGGTAAAGCACGTTCAGGATCGAAAGCATCTAACCAAGCATTCCTATTCCGTAAGTTATTTTCAAACTCACTTCTTAGTTGTCTTAGTTGAGGATACATTAACTTACCTAGTTCATTCCTTAAACCACCCATAGGGACAAAGTTATTAAGGAAACTAGATGACCATCTAGAAGCTGCTGAACCATTACCTTGTAATACGTCAAACATAGGCTCTAACTGAGATAATACTGTTCTATTGGTAAGTGATCCTGCAAGAATAGCCATTAACTTAGTACCCATATCTTCTATCATACTAGAAGTTAAAGTATCTGTGTTATCTACAACATCAGCTGCTAAAGCTATCCAATCTCCGACTGGACCCATCCATTCGTAACTAACTACTTGGTTGGTACCAGGCATTGTACAGGTCTTAGCTTTCCATCCACTTCTAATTCTTTGTCTTTGTCTAGCCTTATCATAATGACCAGTACCTGTGCATCTACCATTCATTGAAGCTAAGAAAGCTGCAGTAGTCATGAAACTACCTATAGCTGCTTTACCTTTAATTTCATAGCGAAGCATCTGGAATGTTTCATTAGCAAATTCATCTACTGGTTTACCTTTACTTTGTAAGATCTCAGCAATTTCTTCCATAGTGAAATCACTTGCTTTCTTACGTCCTAATGGTCCCCACATCTTTTGATAATCACCTGAGAATATACCAGCTGGACTCCATTTACGGAATGTATCAATAACGTTTGCACCAGTTCTAGGGAAGTAAACAAAGGATCTAGCAATAGGGAATCGTTTAATGAACCAGTTGAATCCATCAACAATAGGTGAATCAGCGTTAAGTGCTATTTCACTAGTTGCCATATCAACAGCTTCATTACTAATCATTCCATTAGCATCATGCCATTTGTTATAGATTTCTTCAGTAGCTTTTCTAAGACTAGTTTCAGTTATCTCTTCACCAGACTGAGCTAATTTATTAAATGCTATGTACTTAGCTTCTGTGTTAGCAACAACTGACTTAGTAAAACCGTCTAATGCTGTCATAGCATTACCGCCAAATCTAAGAACAGGATCTACTGACATTGCATCTAAGTCTTCAAAGATATTAAGAAGCATTGTTGCTCCATCTTCACCTTCTGCACTAGAAGCATCAGCAAAGGATCTTAATGCATCTAAACCTTTTTCAGTTTTAACTGCAATATCACTACGCATTACATAACTTACATCTTTAGGATTGGTTGAAGCCTTCCTAAATACAAGCCTCATATGTTGAAAAGCTTGCTGCATAGTATTGTCTAATGCAAAGTGAGCAACCATAGCTTTCCTAGCGTTAGCCAGATCACCCTCTGCAACGGCTCCAAACACGGTTGCACTACCTCTACCTAGCAATCCTGTCATGTTACCAGCAGCAGCTCTCATAGGGGTTCCTAGAGCTGATAGAAGGGAGTTAAATAAATTACTCCACATTGCTTTATTAATGATTGAAGGTACTTCAGGGTTAAGGTCAACAATTGCTTTCTTAAATACTCCTAGATTCTCACCAGCCCATCGATGTAATTTAAACAGAGAGTCTACATCACCATCAGTGAACTCATTAGCGAGTAATAAAGGTTTAAGGAATTCAGGGTTTTCTCTTGCTACAGTCTTTAAAGTATCAGTCCACTCTTTAGCTTGTGGTATAAGTTCAGTTAATCTACTGTTTGTATTAGCTAAGATAGTATCAGCAGCTGCATTGATGACTTCTTTATCACCAGTTTCAACAGCTGACTTCCATGCGTTCATATGAGACATCATGGAATTAGCTTCAAAGTTAGCTAAACCTTTCTCTACCATTAATACTTCTAATCTATCAGCCATTAAGTCGATAGTTCTATTTATAGAAGCACCTTCTTCCATCAATCTAGCACCTTCAGACATGTCAGCAACTTGTCCAGCTTCAGAAGTAACAAGATAAGCTCTTGCTTTTTGAGCATCAAGGTCAATCATCTGTGCTTTTAATTGCTTAATTGCACCTGATATACCTTTTTTACCTACAATTCGGATAGCAGATTCATCAACTGATCTCTTGAATTCATCCAATAAACCAATGATTTCATCAGGTTCTACCCGTGGGTGTAGTAATGTAGCAGCTAGTTTCTTACCAGCATCATCCATTACTTTAGATGAAATAAGTTTATTAGATTTAAGCCTCTTACTGAAAGACCCACCTTCTTTTAACTGCTCTGTTAATTCACTAACTAAAGTTCTTTTGCTTAAATTGTCTAGTTCAATACCTTCTTTACGTGCAGCTTCATGGATAAGATTACCTATCCTACCCCAAGAAGATTGTATATTATTTTGAATTTGTGCAGCATCAGCTTGAGCACCAACGATACCATCAGCATCTTTAGTACGAACTAATGTTTCACCTTCATCAAATTGATTCCAGTCAATAGCAGGTTCACCTTTACTTACATAGTATTCATTAAGTAAGTTAAGTTCCTTTTCTTTACGTGCATAGTTTCTAAGTACAGCATCTTCTACTGGTTGATCAGAGAACTTGATATCTGTAAATTCATCTTTAGCTAAGTCATTAATATTCTTATTACCACCTTTAGCTGCGTTGAATTTAGAAGCACGTTTCATGCTTGCACCTGCACCAGAAATGTAAGCTGCACCTTCTACTACACTAGATAGTAATCCAAAGATAGCACCCTCATTAACATTCTTAGCTCGCTTTTCGCCAGCTGAATCGTCATCAGTTGTAGCAATACTATTAGGTATCCATTGGAATGTCTTAGGCCAATACTTCTTTAAAGTACCAGCTAAGTTATCATCTTTTTGGTTTTGTTCTGCTACATAATCAACTAAGCCAGCAGTACCGATATCGATACCAAACTTAGACATGTATTCAAATGATTTCCTGTTACCTAGAGATCTTAGCCACTTTGGTCCTACACCTCCAGCTGCTTGTAGTTTACTACCAGCTTGGATAGCCATACCTCTAAGACCTAGTGAGGGTATTACTAAACCAGAAATGTTACGAACAGCTGTAGATACTTTGTCTTCATACTCAGGTAGCTTAGGTACATTGAAACCTGTTGCCATGTTATAGGCATCTGTTAAAGTATCAATAATACCAACAGCAGGTGCTACGCCTTCATATAAGTTTTTAGGTAAACCTCTAACGGTTCCTTCAGCTATATCTTGTACAGCTCCTAACGCACCCTCTCTAGGGACAAATCCCTCTTCTCCAGGTGCTATGTATCCTTCCGTAGAAGGTTGTTGTGTTTGTTTAGATTCTACTGGAACATCCGTAGGTGTTCCTTCATCTTGAGATAAAGAAGCATTCGCTTCATTTAGCAAATCTTCTATTTCATCTGAAGATGGTAATTCTAAATTAAGTTCTTCGTCCATAATTAGGATCTTGTGTTATACCTGCCAATTTGTGTATCTGGTGTCTGCATTTTTCTAGTTTCTTTCACTTCTTTTTCTAATTCTTCTTTTTCTTTTTGAGCAGTTACTCGTTGTTTATCAGCTTCTCTAATAATGTAATTAAGTTGGTTTGGGCTTAAACCTCCTATCCCCCTTTTATTATAATAACTTAAAAGTGTTCTACCATCATTTATGCCTTTAAGAACTTCTCTTATTTGAATATCAGTAGATGGTATGCTTTTTGTTAATGTTTCAAGATCTAAATTAAATCTTTTAACAAAATCTTTATCACCTTTAGCAGCATTAGTATTTTTTAAATATTCTAATTTAGAAAGTACCAAAGTGCTAGGTTGTTTACCATATATCCTAGCTTTAAGTAAGACATCAGGAGGAAATGCTGTTAATTTACCATCCTGTATATTATCTATTACAGCTAAAAGTTCAGCGTTTGTTATACCTTTACCATTCTTTAATAAATTAGCAATAGTTTTATGTTCTTTTAATTCATTTATAAGATTGCGTACGGTCCGTTGAGGATTAGTACCTTTTGTCCGTTCTATTTTAGATTGTTCTTTAGCTTCCCAACCAGGATAACCACCTTGACCGTCTGAAGTTAATATTCCGTAATCTGAATGCTCTCTATCATTAGGGGCATAAAAACCCATTTGTGTTAATTCATCCTTTAATAACGCATCTGTAGTTTTTCTTATAGTTTTACGGTCTTGTTTTGGATCATTATATACTGTTGCATAAATTTGATCTCTTCTCGCTGAAATCCAATCTCTTATTTCAGTTTGAGTTCCAGGAATAAGACCTTTACCAAGAGGTGATACATCTAATCCTAAATCAGCTTTCATTAAGTTTGTAGCAAATGTATCTGAAGTTTTTTTATCAACTCCATTTTGTTCTCTATTAGCTTCATATAAGTTCTTACCATCTTCCCATGTATCAAACTCAACCTGACTCATAGCTTTTACTTCATCAGTATATTGCCCAGGTCTGCCTGTAAGTTGTATTTCTCCAACTCTTTCTGTTTCTATTTGTGCTATATCAGCATCATACTTTTTAGCATTTTCTAATTCTTTATATCCATCATCACTTGTTTTACCACCATTACGAATGTATCCACTTAAAACTAAATCTCTTGCTGCAACATTTCCAGTTTTTTTAAACGCAACAGTACCTGCTATTAATCCCTGTTTATTAGCTGCATCTGAAGCTGCAAGGTAAGCTGTGTTATATTCATTAATACCTTGTTGTATTTTTTTAAATTGTTTTTCACTAAATAATATGTTACCAGTGTCACCTGCTGCATGACCTTCTATCTTACCACTTCTTAAAGCTTCTAATGCTTCATTAGAAAATTTACCAGATAAACCTAATTGATAATAAAATTCTGCAGTATTATCAATAGATTTAGTTAAATCAACCCCTTTGTTTTTATTAACACCTTCTAGTATTAATGTCTGAGCACCTTGAGCAACAGCATCTCCTTGACCTTCTCCTAATGCGAATACACTTGCATTTACAATTCTAGCATTAGCTGCTTCATCAACTTCAAATATTACATTTTTAGATTTGATACCTTCAAGAACTGCTTTTGTATCAGCTAATTTATCTATTGATTTTCCATAATTAGCAATAAGGAACTTCTCGTTTGTAAGACCTATTCCTTTTAATCCTTTTATTAATTCACTTTTTAATAAAGCTTTTAATTTAACAGGATCGTCTTTATCAAGATGGTATTGATCAAGTAAGTTTTTATGCTCATCACTATCGAGCATATTCTTAAAAGTTGTAGGCCAATTTTCAATAAACTCTTGTCCTCTTATTTTATCAACCCGTACTAAATTACCACCATTTCTAGATGTTAAGAAATGTTTATACGTGTCTGCTAAATCTGTTTTATTTACTCTTGCTGTAAATTCTGTATGATTTTTATCTAATTTCCTTTGTTCTGCTAATTGATTGATTATTTCTTGTTCATCAGCATTAGCTGAATCATAAACGTATTGTGCTTTTGTTTGGAGATTAGTCTCTCTAGCATCTGTTATTGTTCTAATAGTCTGAGAGAACCCTTTAAGTTTGTGAGCAACTTCAGGTAAAGTAATTGCAGTCTTAGCAGCTTCTTCCTGTCTGTCTCTTTCTCTTAATTGTTCGTGGTATAAATCTAATTGTTGAGACTGCCTAGCGTAGACCTTCTCTAAAGGAGTCAACCAGTCGGTGACTTTCTGTGGATCGTATTTTAATGTCATAGTTAATTAACCTGTCAAACCAAAACCTGATGGACCAACCATACCTGCAACAGAACCAGCAATACTTAAAGCATCCATAAATGATGCCATAGCTACATTCTGATACACAGGTTTAGGTGGTGCAAGGTCAGGGCTCTTGATAATAGCATTATTAGCAAAGCTTTGTAGTTGCTCTTGTCTAGCCAAACCAGCTGCTTTTCTACCTGCTGCATCTAGTTCCTGCTTACCTTGGGTTAGTTCATAAGCTTTACGTGAACCTTTAGCTAAGTATTCACCTAATTCTACAGTACCAACTCTAGCAGCGGATCGACCTGTTTGACCGCTAGCAGATAACTTAGTACCTTGATTATCTTGTAAAAATTCCTTCCAGTTAGCTTCATCTTCTTGTAAAGCTTGACCTATTTGATCACCGAACTTAGCTTGTATATCACCATAAACTTGTGATAAACCTATGTTACTAGCATCAATAGTCTGTTCATGCATAACACGCTCAGTCTTGGTAATACCAAGCGTTTGCATCCAACTTCTTTCTCTTTTTTCTAATTGATATTCATAATTTCGCTTGGCTCGCTCATTGGCGGCTCTAGCTTGGGCTCCTAAACACACGGCAAAACTCGATAAAGGATAATTTGTTTGGTCCAAACTCTACTTCACGTAAGAACTTGAATCCAAGGAATTTAAGTAGCTTTAAATGGACGGTGTTGCGTTTATCAACAACGTTCCACAGCAACTTATCAGGTTGTCTCTCCACATAACGCTTTGCTTCTCTAGCAAAAGTTACAGGATATTCAAGGATAGCAGGTGTACATAGCATCCAGATTTGACCTCCAGGGTCTACCCCAGCCATTCCAGCAGTCTTGCCGTTAGGCACCGTGAAATAAACACAGGAGGGCTTCTGAACAGCATCTAATAATGCTTCTGTAGAATCTACACCATGTCCTTCTTCAACCTCTCTACGGTCTTCTGGACGTAAATTAGAGGCCACCTCTTTGGCAGCCTCCAATGTGATAGGATGGATATAATTAGACACTTTTATAGAATCTATTTGTGTAATCACCTTCCCATGTCATTGAGTACAGGGTTGCAGGTGAAGGGTGTGAAGATTTAATTGTTACACTTGTATTACTATTTCTATCATATATAGGTATGGTTCTTGTTATTTCTTGTTCAAATATAACTTGGTTAGCTAAATAAGCATTAGCTAAACTTGGTTCCCATATTTCACTATAGTCATCTTTTCCAGTTCTTTCAACAAGAGTTTCATATAAACCAGAATGACCAAAGTTTAATTTTAATCGATGTAAAACTAATGAACCTCTTCGATCTGATTTATAAGAATTACCATCACTTGATGTATAATAAATAGTAGGTAGTTTAACTTCATACTCAAACTTCTGACCAAGTATAATATTATTGGTAGGGGTTTGTGTTGTACCACCTGCATCTACATATGTTTTCCAGTTACCAGGAAGACTTACTTTTGTATTACTACCATCTTTATAGACAGTTACATCTTGACATAACCCTTGTAACGTATCATCTGTAGTTGTAGGTACCACATATGCAGACAAATCACTTGTAAGATTAAAGTCTGTTGGTATTGTAAATGTAGTTCGATCATTAGTCGCATCATATGCTGACAAAGAAGATGAAGCTACTGTAGTCATATTATCTAGATGAATCTTATAAGTAATATCATCAGACGTATCAGTAGTAGCTCTATCATCAGTAACTGTTATACTATCTGTATCTAATTTTAAAGGTATCTTTTGTAATACATTTTTGTGAGATGTATAATTAATATACATAGCAGCATTACCACCACCTAGATTGAGATCGCCAGCACCTGCTGAAAGAGCTATATGGAAACTATTTGAATTAGGAACTGAAACTACATAGAATGTAGTACCATCAGCTACATTATTACCCTCTTGAGTTAATACTGTACCTCCACCATTATAAAATGTAAACGTATCACCTACAGCTAATCCATGATTAGTTAGAGTTAGTGCATCCCCACTTCTACCTACAATTTCATTAGTAAGAGTTCTTGAGTTAGCAGTAACTAAATACAACGCATCATCTAATACAGTATGATGTACTATCTTATTTTTAAATTCCCAGGTAAACCATGCTTGTTGTACACGTTTATCAGAGGCATTAAAGTATTTAAAAACATATAGAGTTGTTTTATTCTTTTCACTAAAAAATGCTAAACCATTTTCTCTGGAATTAGAAACTAAATCTAATTCTTTATCTAATAATCTACTTACAATCTTACTTTGTTCTATAACATCAGGTTCACCTTCTCGTAATGTCCTAGCCATTTCCATGAAACGTGTGTGTTTACCTGCGTTATCTAGGAACCCTACAGTTGTACCTAATGAAAAAGGATTAGTTTTATAATTAAAGTTATAAGCAGATATGAAATTTATTTTTGCAGTTATAGGACTAAGTATATCACTATCTGTAGTCAACATAAATTGTTGATTTTTAGTAAATAAAATTAAACCTGCATTAACTTGAATACCATCATAAACAATAGCAGGGTATTCAGAACTACAAGATATATCAATTACATCTGAAGCTGTATATGTGATAGCTGATGTAGCCCAAAAATTATAAAAATCTCCTGGTCGAGATAAGATTATATTTTCATCACTTAGTACAGCAAGTCTATTTCTCCAGAATAATAATTTGTTAAGTTTCTTTCCTACAAAACTAGCTCTAGGGTTTGTACCACCAACAGCTGTATCACCTACTTGAGCTTGAGCCCAATCAACATGATCTAAGATAAACGAACTATCAGCTTGTCGTACTAATTGTACAGGTAAAGTAGTTTTATCATATTCAATTAAAGTACCTGGCTTAGGACATTCTTCCCAGACACCATTACCATCTCTGTCATTATGACCAAAGAATTTTAAATAATAATCATCCTCTTCAGCTTCACTATTTGCTACCTTAACCACATAACCATGTCTACATTGATTAGGTAACTCAGCTATATCTTGAATAGAATCAGTAAGAACACCAAGTAGTTCAGCGTTTGGAGTAGTTATATTGAATGTACCTTGACCTGAGGGACGGCTAAGGTAAATACCTGTACCAATTTGTCTACAGTAATAACCATTACCTGCGTCATCTCTCCATTGATATGATGCATTAGTTCCACTATGACTAGTACCTAATATATCAGTCCTAATAGCACCTAAAATACTTTCAGATGTTACAACAGTTTTAGCATCAAATGATGTAGGTATAGGTCGTATTAAACCTAAATTAGCATAATTTTGAGATGTACTAGTTTTTTCTATTTTTATTCTTATACTAGATTGTCGAAAACCAACTTCAAACTCTGTCCCTGCTGTCCAACCTTCTCCACCATGTAGTAAATCTACAATGACTTGATAGCGTGCAAGGTATTCAGCTGGATTGAAGTCTGGTACAGGTACTGCTTGACCAGTAGTTGTTATTCTAAAGTATAAGTTCTTTTTAGTATGGGTACCACTAGCTACACCTGCTGTAAGTTCAGTAGCAGTATAAGTGTTTGTAGCTGTACCACCTAAAGATGCTGCTCTTTTTAATGTAACATTACCTGCTGTTTGTGTACCACCTTCTTTATAAACTAATCTCCATTTAGTTCCGTAATTAATTTCATAATGATTAGCTCTTTTTACTGCATCAGTACATATTGAAAACTTTAATTTAGAATAATCATTATGCATCCTAAATTCTTCAGCTAACTTTTCAGAACTATCTACGTTCATTTCACTACTATTAGCACCAGATTGACCACTAGTTAAATTACTTTCCGTTTCTAATTGAATTGTGGTAACACCATCAGTAAGAGTGTAAAAACCATCTTCACCGCCTATTACATCAGTAGTTGTACCACCCTTATCTAACTCTAGTTGATGTATAGCAGGAGTACCATCAAGGTTAATTATTTCTGTACCAACATTAGGTAGTAAAGGATCGTGGCCTGGGTCAACAACATCAGCTGAGATTCTAGTAGCTGTAGTTATTGAAGATGGAGTACCACTTGTATCATCAAATAAATTGACAGCAAATTGACTAGAATAAGCTACTTTTTTTAAATTTATATAAGCCTCTGGAGGGCGTAGAGCTTCTGCAACAGCACTCATTCCAACAGTTTTTGTTCTGTTAGTAATGTATGTGTAATCGTTAATGGTTAAAGTTTGTAAATCTTCATCAGAAGTATAAACTAAATAATTAGTAATACTACTAGATGCTACATCAAAATCCCATTTAGCAGTGTTATCTACTATACCCGTACCTGAACCTGCAGTAGGTCCACCTGAACCTGCTGAAGTACCTGCAGTAGAACACTTATAAATATTATTATTATTTTTTACTTTATCTCCTACAACATAAGCAGTACTAGCAACCCAAGCTTTTGCTCCTACATGGACAGTTTTAGAAGAGCCGTCAATACAACTCCACATATTAACGTCACCATCTTTAGCAATTTGACCTATGTATTGTTCGTTTTCATCTCTATAATAATGAAACCATTTACCAACATGATCAGAGTTTAAAGCTGCAGTACCGTTATCCATTAGGGAACCAACTATTTGGCTTCCTGGTCTTTTTACTAAACCTTCTGTTACATCAGGTAAAACATTCTGTGCTGTTGAGACTTGTCCTGGGATTTTCAACTCATCAGGCTGTTGAGATAAACCACCCGTATAAGAAGGTATTGTTTGTGTTACGCTTGTCATTATCTACTAAGTACAGAGAACGGTGTGTAAGGTCTATACCCAGATCCATGAGGAATACCAAAGAATGAATGGTCTCCTTTGTCACAATCGTATTCAATACATGAAATTCTAGATTTAGCCTCATCTTGTTGCAATAGTTTTACTAGTTGCGGATTAGATACAAGCTGGGTAGCAGCTCTTACTGCAGCTCTGTAAGTAATATACCTTTGGAAACAATTAGGTAAATCTTCAAAAGCATATAGACTTACTATATCTACATATATGTCAGCATCAAATTCATCAGTATGATTTACTAGGTCATATAACCTACCATACCTCGTTACAACATCAGTTACTTTAGAAACTAAACCTTCATGTATATCATATCTAAGAGTGTTAGATGGTAATGTCATGTACTTTGTAGTCGGATCAGGACTGACTTTGACATGTTCTTCAGTATTGAAATGCCAACCTTCATTCTGTACATCTTTATTTACTTCAGTAAGGATATTATAAATAAAAGATATTTCTGGGTTAGTGCTAATTAAAGAACCTGTTGTATTTTTTAATTGGGTGATAGGAGATTGACCGATGGCTCCCAGTATAGAATTGACTGCGGATAATTCGGTATCGAGTTCAGTTGTTGTGGTCGCCATGAAAAATTTTTGAGAAAAAAAAAAGGGAGCCATAAAGACTCCCAATGTGTGTATAAAAATATAAATTAAGTGAAACTTGCGTTTGAAACAGCAGTGTTATTGAAGTTAGAAGAAACGTCAATACCAGCTACGAGTTCAACTGCACAAGCAGGGTTCAAGAAGTCGGCTCCCATTGCGAGACGTCCTAATATGACATCTCCCTGGTAGACCACTGACACGTCACCTGAAGTTGTTTGAACAGAAGGTCCAATAGCTTCTACGACACCAGCAGCTTCCTTCTGGAAGATAAGTCCACATGAATTTGCAAACTTAGCAGCTGTACCATAGTTGTTTGTAGTCTTTTGCCCACCAGCAGGTGTACCACTATTAGCAGCTTGATCCTGATCACCCATTGCTTCACCAACGAAAGAACCTTCGTTATCATTTGAAGCACGTGGGTTCATATCTGTCTTAGTACCAAACTTACCAAAGAACGGAATGTTCATTGACTTGTAGATCTTGATACCAGCAATAGATATTATACCATTACCAGATTGTAAAACAGAACCAGTTTCATCACGGTTGATTAAACCATTGTTGTTTACATCTTGGATAAGTGCATAGTACTGTCTTGGGTTAATAACAGCTACTCTACCATCACCACTAACACCTTTTTCATCTAAAGTTGCAGCAGCATCATAAAATGCATTTACTAATTTAGCTGAATCATAAGCATCAGCAGCAGTTGTACTAGCAGCAGTACCAACTTTAATTACAGAACCACCTGGTTCAACGAAGTTAGACATCGTAACAGGTGAAGGCTGTCTAGCAGCTTTAGTAATAGCTCTGAAGATTCTTCTATCATAGTTCTCAGCTAGAGCATAACCGATCTTACGAGAGATTTCTCCCCTCAAGTCATAATGAGCAAGTGTCTCATCTAGCTCATACACAAAAGCTGAACTAATTAATAGGTCATCAACTGTGATAGTTTTTTCTGCTACTGGAGGTGACTTCTCGTTGTTACCAAGTATGCTTTGACCTGGAATATGGAATTCACTTTTAGTGCGTCCTGTGTAGATGAACTGCAATGATTTGCCGTTCTTCAAGGTACGTCTTGTTACAAGATCCCTAGCAATTGTGTTGTGCTGGAATCCTTTAAACATTTCACCAGAAAATAATTTCAGGTAAAGGGCTCGCCTTTCAGCAGCGGTACCAGCATTAGTGATGGCACCATTATTGGCACCTCCATAAATAGGACCGTTAGCTGTAGCGGTTGTGGCTTGTTGTGCCATTTGTCTTTATTTTAAAATGTATTGAATGTATAAATCATCATCGTGCACAATTTAAATTCGAAGTTTTGTGGTCTTTCCCACCGTCTAGACGGCTAAAGGGTATCCTGCGTACAGGGCCAGAAGCCAAAGCGAGTGAGGGGAATCGAACCCCTGTTAAGCTAGATTGGAAATCTACTTTCTTCCATAGTCACTCGCAAGGTTGCACAATAAGGTGCCGCCTTTTCATGATGTCTCACATGAGACCATTCTACAAATAGAATAAAGGATAGCAGTCCGAAAACTACTATCCATAACTCGTTAACTTTACTCACCTAAAAGAGCTTCTTCTAGGGATTGAGGAAAGTCGTCTGCCTCGTCAACTCCTGGGGGTTGCTTTTCACTTGGTAAAGTATCAGGCTTTTCTACTTCAGATTTTGGAGAATAAGGAGTAGGGTAAGCTAATCCAAATCCACCTGCAGATTGTTGTGCCATTAGAAGCTATACTTAGCTCCTAGCTTTGTACCGTATGTGTTATCAGCATCTTCCACTTGTGAGAAAGATACTTCACCATAGATACCAAGTTTATCTGTAGCAGAGACAGAACCACCAAGCTTACCAGAAACATTAGACTCTGAATCAACGCCATCAGCAGCATTAATTGTCTTACCGCCTTGGATATAAAATGCAAGGTCGCCAATATTGTTTTCATAACCTACATGTAGGTCAGTAGCTCTTGATGTGTAATCTGAGCCAGTATAATTAGCATTGGTTTCTACGTTAACGTATGGTCCAGCCATTGCAGGTGTAGAAACAAGAGTGGTTGCTAGGACAAGTGCAAGTTTTTTCATTGTAATTAAGATTTTGTTGTTTTAGTGTAAGATACACCACGATAAACAAGTTTTACAGTCATTGTAATACCTTATTTACCTAGACCCCGTTCCATGCCTAGGTTTCATGCGTCCATGAATGATGGATGAACGGACGTGATGTTATTTTTTCTTTTTAGGAAAGCCAGCTTTCATGTTCTTGTAAGCTTTAGGTGTAATAGTAGATTTTTTTTTTGATCGACTAGTACCTGCTTTCTTTCTTTTGTTAATGTTCTCGTATAAGCTCATTAGCATTTCCATTTACGAAGGGCAAGTGCCTTTCTTGTAGGCTTACCATTCTTTTTCATTGGTCCTTTTACTCCTGACATACGGGCACAGAAGGATCGCTTACGTGGACCACCTTCAGGCTGGGGAGCCTTAAGGTTAGATCCAGTAGCTTTATTATACTTCTTGCGACCAGCTGCTGTTAAACCGCCTGTACGGCTTTTATGTTTACCTATCTTGAGACTAACATTTTTCTTTTTAACAGCCATGTCATTTCTTTTTAGTACCCTTCATTGGGGGTCTACCTTTTTTAGTACCGTAAGTACCTTTACCTTTAGGCATTTTGAATTACCTCTGTAGCCGCTAAATCTAGCGGAAAGTTGTGTGCATTGCGTTCGTGCATTACCTCCATGCCTAAGTCAGCACGGTTAAGAACGTCTGCCCAAGTAGGGACGACTCTTCCGTCTGTATCGACGACGGA